CCCAAACCAAAAAGACTTGGATTCGTACCAGCTGCTCTCATCGCTTCTAAACCACTTCCTTGACCATACATATTAAAAGGATCAACATATGGTTGTGCTCCGGTTACAAATTCAGTTCCTATATTTCCAAGTGCTTCCATCCCGGTTAAACCTTCACCAATACCTTTAGTGCTTGCTAGTAAATCACCTGCAGTTAAAGCATCTGCATAACTTGCAGCTTGATTAGCTGCATCAGCTGCTGCCACAGACTGAGCATAACCAGGAGCGTTAGCTCCCAATGAGCTTACATATTCTCCGCCTTGCAAACTTATGTTTGGTGCATTAGCAAGATTACTACCAACGACGTATTGCCCAGGAGGTCCTTCCATAACAACGTTATACTTACCCGGATCAACTGTTTGCCCTGCAAGCTTATCAGTGCCTTTAACAGCATCGGCGCCTTTAAATGAACCAAGCCCTGCAGTTGCACCAGACAATGCTGCTGATACATAATTTGGATCCCACTCTACATTTTCATCTGTTGTAGAATAGTCGGCTACTATATCACCTGCAGCGGCTCCAAGCCCTGCTCCTAAAGCAATTAAATATGGATTACCTGTCATCATACCAGCTATAAGATAACCTAGTTTACCACCACCAATACCTCCTAGTGTCCCAGCAAAAGCTTGTAACTCATTAGGCATCCAAGAAGATAATTCTTTTCTAATTGGTTGAGCTACTTCTTCACCCAGCCATTCACCAGCGGGGTCTAATATTTCTTCTTCTAAAAATTCACCAGCAGGATCTAATATGTCTTCATCAATAAAATCAACTACACTGCTAATTGGTTTTCGTACTTCTTTGGGAATCCATTTTTTCCAACCCATTATAAAGGCTCCTTATTAAATATTGTGTGAGTTTGCAAGGTGCCTATGCTTGTAATGAGGCTGTGAATATTGAATTTACCTTTTTTTCTCATAAATTGCAACTATGAATCTGACCCAATAGCAGGCATTTTAGCGACCTTGATATAGACACTACGAGAGATATCTTCTCGCTTAGTATCTGTACCTGGGTTATCTACGTCTGCATCGCCTTCGGCGTCTGAGTCGTACTCTTTCCCTGTTTTTACGTTTTTTAATACTACGGTAGTATCACACTTAACCTGAGCAATCTTTTTATCGCCCTCGTATAACCATGTTACTTTTCCTTCTTCTTCAAATGACATAAGTCCTCCTAGTCTCTTGTTATTTCCATGTATGACATAACCACATGCAATCTATTTGCAGTAGCTGCCGTTACTTTTATAATCTCACTCTCATCAATAGCCAACGGTTGTTTTAATAATTCTTCAGTTCCTAAAAGATATATGGGATATAACTTAAATAAACTAAATTCAGTACCAGAACTGTTGGTTAAAGTTACTGTTATAGTCTCTTGATTTCCAGAATCATTTGACACTAAAATAGACTTTACAAGTGTTACAGTTTCAGATGGAACAGTATATAGAGTTGTAGGATTTGTTGTAGTTAAATCTACCTTTGAATTTTTATATTTATTTGCCATCTAATTTAAAAACCACGTTGATTGTTCTTGTTCTTCCTTAACCGACTGTTGATAGGTAGTATTCAACTGCTGTACAATAGCTGAAATACTTCTATTAATTTGTCGTTGTGTACTAGCATCATATTGTTCTTTTGGTTCTGGAACCCTAACAAGTACTTTAGCCATTATCGTCCTCCATCGGGTCTAATATCAAGAGCCAGTGTTCCATAACGCCAATTTTCATTTGCTGATGTATTTGCTATCTTCACGTTTACAAACCGACCTCGTGCTCTTGTGTCTATTTTAGTTGTAGAGGAAGTAACTGTAAAAGGGCTATATGTTGAAGATGTTTCAGATGCCGATGGATAATCTCTAATAGAAAGAGTAACAGTTGCGTTTCCAGATAAATTTTTAAAATCAGGTATAAAACGACTTACAGAAACAAACTTACTTGCTGTGCCTTCTTCTCCCTGTAAATCAAAATCATATGATTGCACGTGAGAAGAAACAGTTGTAACACTTCCATCTTCATTAGTTTGATCGGTCCCCGTTTCATGTTCAAAATATTTAGTTTGACCTAAACCATCTTCACCTTGTATTGTTGGAAAAGAACCTGTACCAGATGTGTCAAATTTAGTTGCGTAAGGTCTTTCATAAATTTTTGCATCCATCCACGATGTTCTTGATTCAGTTGATAGTGCCCATATACCACCAGGTACTTCACCTGATTCTGCGTAATTATAAATTACACCTTTATTATTAAAATCATTATTAGCTGGATACCACCACACTATTTCTGAAAACAGATTATTTAAACCTGCTGCAATTTGTTGTCCTTTAGTTTTATCCAGATTATCAAAAACCTCATCTTCAACAGAACAAGATAATGTTTTTACAGTTCCATCATACAATAAAAATCCTTTTGCGCTCATCCAATAAGCAACACCATCAACCTCTACAGCTGCATTACGTCCTATCAAACCACAGTTAGTACCCACTTGTTCAACACCAAAAAAGAAAGGAGAAGCAATATACTTCATAGTATACAGCGCGTTGTCTGTCCAAATAAGAATACTTTCTTTTGCTTTTAAAGCCCCCATAATTTTAGTTCCATCTTGTAATCTTAATGTACCTGCTGTGTTTGTTGAAGTTGGTGTAAAAGTATTTATATCTTCCTGAACAGAAAACCTAATAAACATATCATCTTGTGTAGAAGGTGTTCCAATAGTTGTTTCTGTACCTAAGTGTAATAAGTGACGAGTAGTTGGTGAGATTAATGTAATTCTAGAAGCAGTTGGATTATTACTAGTAGAAAAACTGGTAGTTGTTTTTGAAGCTCTTACTGTTAATCTACTTGCAGCAGATGGGTTCCATGTAAAAGTTTCACCGTTTGCAATTGTTGCAATTAATACTTCACCAAAGTTATCTAATGACCAAAGACCTGGCTCTAGTGTAACTTGGTTTGCAGGTAATGCTGTTCCCCATCCACTATAATCACTAGCGTCTGTTACTGTTGCCCCGTCAGCATGCGCAGCTGCAGTTGATCCTGAAGCACCTCTAGTAAGTCCAGTTAAATCGTTACTTGATTTACCTGTATATGTAATTAATTCTGTTCCAATTAAAATTGTACCTGTAGTTGGAAAAGAAGAAGCACTAGTTAGTGTTAATGTTGTATCACTATTTGAAAACTCAGCACCTTCATTTATTGTTGTAGTTGTAGCTGTTGATAAAGTACCACCCCAAGGTCCAACACCCCAACCATATCCATATGTTTGTTTTTGTGGTCCAACTTTTGTATATATTTCAACAGTAGTTGAACCTCCCGTTGAAACTGTTGCTGTTGCCGCTGCAGTTGATGTAATTGTAAAAGTAGTAGAGCTTGGAACAGTATTGACCATAAATACTTTGTCTTCAAAGTTTGCTGCGCTAAGCCCCGTTCCACTAGGCAAGGTTACTGAATCAAGTAAAATAATATCTTCAGCTGCTAAACCGTGAGCTGAACCAGTGGTAATTGTAACTGCTGTTGAATCATCTGTTGTAGCTAATGTTGCGCTAGTTTGTTGAGCGCTTGTATCTAGTGGTGTAATATCATAAAGTTGACCTTCAAAATATAAGATAAGAAATTTATCTGTACCTAGTGCAACGTATCTATTACCTGAAATATCTATAAAAGGGTGTTGTGTTCTAACAACACCAACAATTGAATCAGTTGTTAAAGAAGACCATCCCCCAACTTTTTCTGGAAGACCATAGCGAAAACGAACATTATCACTATCTATCCAACGGTTTTCAGCACCCTTAGTTGTGTTTTGTTTATCTACACCAGGTAATATTTGAAAGTCTATTAAGGCCATAAAGAAGCTCCTTACGTCCCTGCAAAACTCTTCTTAATCCATCCTTTTGTGGAATTAGCATAGACAAGGGTAAAGTTTTGACCATTAGTACTAACAGTTAAATCTGAACTAGTTCCCATTATTTTTTGACTATTTCTTCCAATGGTTAAATTGTTTGATCCAAAATTTAATTTAGCATCTAAAAAGTGAACCTCATCACCAGAACTTGGACTGGCAGGTAATGTAATCGTCACAGCAGCAGAGCTAGTATCAACCATAACTTGATCACCATTCACAGCAGTGTAAGCATTGGTTGTTGTAACATAACCTTTTTCTGTTAAGCCTTTTAC